TATATTGATAATATGTGCGATAACGCATACGAAAGGTGGTGTATGAATGATATGTAAAGTATTTGATATTCATTCACATGTAGTTCATGGCGTAGATGACGGATCATTAAATGTCGAAATGTCAATTGACATGTTGCGTGATGCATATAAACAAGGAGTTCGCACGATCGTATGTACATCACATAATAGTTGTAACACGAAAAATTATATAAAAAACTTTAATGAGTTGCAAAAGCAGGTAAAAATAGAAAATATTAATATAAAATTATATAGAGGTTGCGAAGTTTACTGTGAGGATGATATTATTGAAGAGCTTATTGACGAACTGAACGACAGAAGCATTCTAACTATCAACGGAACAAACTATGTGTTAATAGAATTTAATCCGTATGAAACAGCAGATGTTATTTTGAAATGTGTAAAAAATATTTCTTTGGCGGGTTATATTCCTATTCTTGCTCATATCGAAAGACACTATGGCTTGTCTATGGAACCGAAATATATTAATATGTTGCAACAGTATGGCTGTTTGTTTCAAATTAACGCCTATAGTATTGTGGAAGAATCTGATAAACTTATTCGAAATTTTGCAAGAAAGTTATTGTATGAAAGGTTGATTACTTTTATTGGATCTGATGCACATAGAAGTAATCGTAGACCATATATGATTGATAGTGGCGTTGATTATATTTATAAGTATTGTGAAGTTGAATATGCAAAAGATATTTGTTATCGAAATGCACAACAAATATTAGACTTAAATTAAGAGACTGTTATAATGCAGTCTCTTTTTTTATTAAGGAGGAAGTAATTATGACTGTCGAAGAAATTAAAATCGCCAATTCGACATACCGGCGGAGTGGATCTTCTGTGTTTGATAAGAATGGAAACGTAAGATCTGTTGTAACACGATATGTGGAAAACCATGTGAATAAGTGTAAAAAGATTTTGGATTATGGTTGTGGTACGGAATTTGTCCAAGGAAACTATCTACGGCAAAAGGGTTTTGATGTTGATGGATGGGATATTGGAGATAATAAACCACAAGATTGTGTTGACGAACTGCTGCAGATTTATGATGTTGTATATGCATCTAATGTATTGAACGTTATTAGTTCAGTACCAATGTTGATTGAAACTTTGGATCAGGTATATAAATGTCTTAAGATTGGTGGATGGTTTATTTCAAACTATCCTGCAGCACCTCGTAAAATGGATATTGATGTACGTTTGCTTGGAGATATTATTCAAGGCAAGTTTGGAGGAACAATTCAGATGGTTGGTGGAACAAAGTCAACCCCAATTTGGTGCATAGTAAAACTGTAAATTTATTAGCAGATTATTATTAAAAACAGGGTTGACAAAACAAAATTAATGTAGTATTATAATCACAAGATAGAAAGGAGCAAATAATAATGGAGTGTCTTTTCAATACTAATTCTAATAATGTTGCTGCATATTGTAAGTATCATCATTGTGGAATGACCGTCAAGCAAATGAAGTGTAAAAATTGTCTTGGCAAATGTTGTCATTATTTAGTTAAAAATGAAAAGCATGATTACTGGAGACAAAGAGAGGTAAAAAAGCAACAAAGAAAAGCTCGCAAACAAGCAATTAATGAATATGTAGCTAGATTTTAATTGGAGGTAATATGTATGAATAAAGAAAGACGGAAGAAAGTATTAGATGCAATTGCTGCAATTAATAAAATTGAAACGATTATTCAAAATATTTTGGACGACGAACAGGAAGCATACGATAATATGCCAGAGGGGTTGCAAACTTCGGAAAATGGAATGATTTCTGAAGAGGCACAAGAAAATCTAGATGCGGCAATTGAATCTTTAGAAGAAGCAATCAGCTATCTGGAGGAGATTTAAATGAAACAAAATTACTTTGTTCATAATAATAATCGGTATGACAAGGGGACTATTGTTGTACTGTCAAGATTTGATATTTACTCTAAAAGAGTATGTGATACAAAAGCTAAATTTTTATATTATGATACAGAAACAAATGAGTACATTGTTGAGCTTTATGGGAAAGAATATAAATATGACAAGACGTACTTTAACGACAGTTTTATTGGTATCTATGATCCAAATGTACAACATACTAATGTCAAAAAACAAACAGAAAGATCATACACCTTTACTGACGAGTTAAATATTGATGGGCTTTTGATTGCATGGGCCTGGTATGTTTTTATTATGGCAGTAGGTGTTATTTTTTACGACAGAATTGGTATTTGGATTCTAGCATCTGTTATATTTTTTAACTACAGAAATAAAAAGTTAAAGGAGGCTGGCTATAAATGAGTGGGCGATATGAAAAAGAAAAGAAATTTGAAGATCGAATTACAGAAAAATTAAAATCTTCTCCGCCAATTATGACTGATTACTACTATCATTTAACTGGCGCAGGAAGATCTCCAATGACATCTTATAATTATCTTATGAATGTAATGTCATTTGTTGAATTTACATACAAAAACAATATTCCAGATGATTTTTATAAAAAAATCAAAGCAGTCGATATTAATAAATATATTGCATCTTTGCGCACAAGGGAGATCAATGGCAAAACGGAGCGTACGTCTGATAGTTTCAGAGCAGTGCAATGGTCATCTTTGAATTCTTTTTTTCAATTCTTAATTCCAGAGTATATCAAAGAAAACCCTGTTGCATATACAAGTAGGCCTAAAATGAAGGATAAACCAAGTGTCACATATTTAACAGGAGAAGAGATTACTGCTCTTCTAAAGCATGTTGAATTCAATGCAAACGATAGACTTGTAAATAGAGATCTATGCTGGATGAAGCTAGGTTTCAGCACTGGACTTCGTGTATCTGCAATTCTTCAAATTGACATTAGTGATATTGATTTTGAAAATAATCAGATACGAGTAACTGAAAAAGGCGATTATGATGAATATATTATGTTTGGCGAAAATCTAAAGGAACAGTTGTTGGCATGTATTAGAGATAGAAAATATATCTGTGATAATATCGATACCGATGCATTGTTTATATCACAAATTGGAAACCGATTAAGCGTAGATATGCTTTCAAAACTTTTGAAGCAATATGCTAGTAAGATAACAAAAAAGAAGATTACTCCGCATGTTATGAGACACTCTTGTGCAACTAATCTTTATGAAAAAACTGGTGATATCTATTTATGTTCTAAACAGCTTAATCATAAGAATGTTGCAACAACAATGAGATACGCAGAAATCTCTAAGGAAAAACAAAGAGAAGCAACAAATATTCTTGACAACTTAATTTGATTGTCAAAATTTACAGATTGACAAACACATGTTTGTTCTAATAAAATAAAATTAACCCCACAAGGAGTGGAAAGTATGTACAAAAAAGAAAGAAAAGAGGAATTTATAAAGGATATACTGAGAAGTAGAGTAATACAAAAAACAACTTTATATGCTATCTTTAAAAAGACAGCGCCGTTTGAAGAAAAGTTCAAAAAGGATTGTTGCCAGTTTAATAAAGAAGAAGCAATGGAAATGTTTTATGAGTTTAAGTGCAAGAGCATCTATACGTTACTAAATAACAATACGATCATGAAAGCGTATAGTGCTTTTGCAGAATATTATCACGGGATTAAATCAGATAAGGTGTATGAAAGCTTTACGATATCTGATTTGAAACCATGTGTTGCAGAAAGTAAAAATAAACTAATAACACGAGAAGATTTGGATGATATTAAGATCCAGCTATTAAATGCAGTTGATAGATGTATTGTCGAAGCGTTATGGGAAGGAATTTCTGGAACGTCAATGCGAGATATTACAGGGCTTCAAGAAGAGCAGCTAGATAAGACAAATAAACAATTGCACTTTGAAGATGGTCGTGTGTTAAATTTAACAGATAAATTATATGAGGATTTAATTAAAGCATTTAAGCAGATCGAATATATATGCTATGGAGAAACCCTACGAGTGAAAAAACTGGTTGGTTATGGGCGTTTATACAAGGAGAGGGACAATGCCATTGGACAGCTAGATTCAGAAGACAGACGTTTCAGATGGATCTACAGGAAGGTGCAGATATTTAGAGACCATGTTGGAATGCCATGGCTAACAATGAAGATAATTCAAAACAGTGGATTTGCGCATTATTTAAAACTTGGAATGGATAAGAGCGGACTTGCAATTAAAGATTTCTTAAAAACAGAAGAAGGAAATGAGTTGCTGGTAAGATACGGCTACGAGTCAAGATTTGCGATTGATAATGTGATCCACAAATATAAAGATTATGTATAGAGACGGAAGTTGTAGTTTTTTATTTATGAAGAGATATGATGGCATTCGGAGGGTAAACAGAAGATGAATTTAGGTATTGAAAAATTTATAGAAGAGTTAAATAAAATAAATGGGAAGCGCGTAAAAATAGACATTGTTCATAAACTTTATGGAAATCAGACAATTGAATATGACCTTTGTATTCTTAATGACAAAGGTCGTCTTGGTTTCTGTATTAACGAACAAGAGATTTATATAAACAAAGGGTATATCTTGGACTGTGGTATAATAAAGGGTGTGTATTTTTGGACAGATAAGATCATGGCGATAAAAATACAAACAACTTAATGTGTAGGTAAAACTACAGGGAAATGGGGTGCTAACTAGCAAAGGGATCTATACAAGTCAGGGGACTTGACAAAATAGAAAAAGTATGATATAATACAGCCATCAGATAAACAATACAAAATGAATGTGTTGAAAGTTGGTGGGAAAGGAGAACGAGCATGGATGGAACAAGAGAAAGAAAGAGTGTGGCTTCAATGTACTAACTGCGGCTGTATACATATAATTGAGCGAAAGATCCCAATTGAAAAAGTTTTTATAGATTTATATTGCAGTAAATGTGGAAATGGAAGAGCTTTAAATTGTGGGTATAGTGAAGACGATTTAAGTATATTGAAAGACTCATTTTTAGATGAACGTTATTATTAACAATACAAAATGAATTAAAAGGAGATTAAATTATGGTGTATCAGAGTACGTATGTGACAGAGGGGCTAGTATTTCATAGCAGAGAAGACACGGATGATTTTTGCATCGTGGCGCTGACTAAGAACCTAGACGGAAATACCTTTACTGTCGAAGTGGATTTTGATGATGAATGGCAGTGGGAATTTAATATGAGCAGTCCCGCAAATTATGAAATGGTAAAGCACATGATTATGGATGTGATGTTTGCGTGTGATGATGAAGATGATGTGCTACTTGAACTAGATAGTATGTTTGAGGAAATGTTTGGTGATATTGCAGAGTGGGAATGTGAAGCAACTTGTAATTGTGAGACTGGTTGCAATCATTGTGGATGTAAGTAATTTAAGGAGGATATAAATAATGGCAAATAATTTTCAGTTTACGGGTAAGATTGCCCTAGGTAAAGACAGCGAGAAATTTCATCCTATTGAGAGAAAGGATTTTTCTAGTGGATGGACAAACACCACTGTAAAGTTTAATTGTATCAGTGATACGAATAGAGTACTGTGTGTTGCACAGGGCGGTAAGTGGACAGACGACAAAAAGAATACCGTTAAGACATTTAGCAAGTCCACCACTGATGAAAACGGCAAGGTAACTAAGGGAGAAAAAATTGACATTCCTTGGGCAAAGCGATTCGACAAAGATCAGATTGATAAGGTTGCAGGATTTAAGAAGTTCGTCGTTGATACTGGCGACTATAAGATGAGATATAGACTACAGGATTTTGTAGCCGCACTTGAAAAGGGAACTGTAACCGATGAACAAATCGAAGAATTTGGCATTGATAATCTTGATGACGCAAAGACTGCACTAGAGAAGTCTCAGGCAAAGAGAAAGGAATTCTTGTCCGAGTGGGATTTTGCAGAGTATATGATTAAGGTGGCACAGTCCGACAAGATGAAGGACAAGCTGTTTAACATTTCTGGTGACTATGAAGTGCAATATAATGCTGATAAGGATAGATTTTACACTAATTATCATGTAAACAGAGTTGTGCTTGCAGCCGAGGATGCAGAGCCTAAGACGGAAATGAAGGTAGACTTCTTCTTTGGTGAGGATGCTTGGGACGACAGTAATTACGAAGAGACTGGGAGAGTTCTCGTAAATGGATGGGTTTCTTACTATGATAACAACTGTAAGAAGAACGGTTTCCAGAATATGACGGTTGTCATCAGAGAAGAAAATGAAAAGAAAAGAAATGCCCTTAAGAGAAAGTTTACTTGTGACGATGGCATTAAGCAGATTGGTCTAACGCTAAGTGTTATTGAAGGAGCAGAGGTTATCGAGCTTACTATGGACATGCTTGATGATGAGACTCGCGAGGATATCGAGTGCGGTCTACTAGATTTCGAGGACGTTAAGAGAGAACTAGGCGGTAGAGCTATTGGCGATAGAATTAGCGAGCTAAGATTTGCAGAACTAACTCCTAAAAAGAACGTAGCAGAGGCTACAGTTTATACTGCGGATGATATGCATCCTGCAAGAGAAGATGTAGTTGAAGAAGAGGAAGAAGAAATTGTAGATCTATTTGAAGATGACGAAGATGATCTTTGATATGCATAAATGAATAAAAGGAGATTTGATATAAATGGGTAAATTTGGACGTAAGGTAAATGTAGCAACCGACCTAAGCAAGTATATGATTGGCGTTATGGCACCGTCTGGTTTCGGTAAAACCACTCTAATGTACGAGATGTGCGAAAAAGAATTTGGTCCAGACGGCTATATCATCCTAGATATGGCGCAAGAAGATGGTGTTGCAGCACTACAGGGCGCAGTTGCTGAAAAAGTAACGACTTGGAAGAAGATGAAGGAAGTCGTAGATGATATTGTCAAGAACAAGGAGACTGATTATCCTGATCTAAAGGTAGTTATCATGGACACTTTGGATGCAGCATTTGAGGCCGCAGAACAGTATGCTGTTGATACATACAATAGAGAGAATATGGGCAAGCAAGGATTCACTAAGGCTTCAAGTATCAACTCTGTAGAAGGCGGCTTTGGTCGTGGCCTGGAAAAGGTAATTGAGTATGTTAAGAAGGAAATTGTTCGTTTAAATAGTGTTGGTGTTGGAGTATATTGGACCGCACACGTAAAGGAAAAGGATCAGGTAGATCTATTTACTGGCACTCAGTATACGACTCTGACCGCAAACATGTCTATGAAGTATTTCAATGCAATTAAGAACTCTTCTCATATTGTTGCATTTGGTTACTTTGATAGAAGCATCGAGAAGCAGGCTGTAGGTGAGGTAAATCCTATTACCAAGAAGGCAAAGGAAAGAAAGTCTGTTCTTGCTGAGGCTAGAAAGCTAAAGTTTAGAGACGATGCTATGATTGCAGATGCAAAGAGTAGATTTTCCGAGATTACTGACGAGATTGATCTAGATGCAGACCTGTTTATTAAGGCAATTAAGGATGCTATTGAAGCTGAAAGAGGTAAGGGTTGTTCCACGGCTACTCCTAAGGCACCTAAGAAGTCCACTCCTGCACCTGTAGTAGTTGAGCCCGAAGACGACGAAGATGACACTTCTATTCCATTTGACATTGATGACGACCTAGACGCTCCTGTCGAAGTAGATTTCGCTGCTCTAAGAACCGAAATTCGCAATAAAAATAAGACAGGTACTGCCGAGCAGAAGAAGCAAGTTAAGGCAATCATCGCATCTACTGGTGTTAAGCTAGATGAAATTGAAGATGTAAATGTTCTAACTCAAATTCTAGAAGTTTTTGAATAATAACACTTAAGGTGGGGTGGGAAACCACCTCACCAATTTTATAATGTACATAAATATGTACAAAAGCGGCTATTTTGTAAATATTTATTTACGTTAGGAGGTACAATATGAGATGCAAATGTAGACAATGCCAAACAAATTTAAATACACAAGACGCATACAAGACAACAATTAATAATAAAAATGCTTATTTCTGTAATCAGGATCACTATGAAAAGTTTTTGCACAGTGAAGAAAAGAAAAAGAAAAAGCAAGAACAAGAGGCACAAACAAGAGAAAAGTTTTATAATTTGTTCTGTGAAATTCTAGGAGTTAATGGGATTACGAACACTGCTCTGTGGAAAGAAAAAACAGAAATTAATAAGGTGTTTTCAGACGAAGTTATGATCTCGTATTTGGAAGAGAATAAGGGCTGGATTACTACTGCTGTAGGACGTCTTAGTGGTGGTGAATATGGCAAAATTCGCTACGTGAGCGTGATTCTGCGGAACAAGTTGGGAGATTATAAGCCAAAGGTGACTACCAAAGAAATTGTGCAGCCTAATATCCAAGATGAGCACTATGAAACAAAGTTTAAACTAAAAAAACGTAGAGGTTTTGAAGATTTGGAGGACGATTGTGATGAGTAATGATGTATTTATTACTGGTGTAAAAGAAAAATACCCAAAAGAACTATTAGAAGGTAGAGTTAATGTTGAAGCGAACGTTATCGGATGTATGGTTTCAGATATGCTGTTGGCTGAGGATACAAATATAGATTCTTCAAAATTTCTAACTAAGGATGCAAGATTAATTTTTGGGATTATCAAAACGCTTAGAGCGAAGCGCTGTGCAGTATTCGATGAGGTGTCCGTACTGACGTATGTCTCTGAGGACATAAAAGAGAAGTTAGATATACTTGGCGGAGTTTGTGCTGTAAAAAATATTGCAGATTGTGTTAATATTAGAAACTATGATGCCTACTTAGATAATTTGCTTAAGTCAAATATTATTCTGGACATGCATACTTTCGGTTTTAATCTTCTTGATCCTATTGAATATGAAGGGAAAACTATTAAACCTTTAAAACTGTTTTCCAAAATGACTAGCGAGCAGGTTACAGATTGGTATACTGCTAAGTTGGAAAGTTTTGGAACTGGATATAGTAGTAAAGTGCTAGAAGAAGAGGAGCTTGATTTAACTGATGATTTTATCGCAAGTCTTGAGAGTGGAGAAGAAGCAGGAACTCCATTTGAATTCTTTGATGATGATGAAGATGGGAACCCCGTCCCTGCATTAAAGTACTTTTCAAAGCAGGTTAATGGAATTCCAGATGGCATGACTATTATTGGCGGATTTTCTAATGTAGGTAAGACGACTTTGATTTTAACACTGCTCATGTCGATGCTGCATGAGGGACGTAAGTGTATGGTTATTTCTAACGAGCAGAGATCTAAAGTATTTAAGGTTGGATTTTTATTGCTAATCCTAACAAAGCACTTTAATTATTATAATCTGACAAAAACAAAGCTGACTAACGGAAATATTACCGCAGAGGATAGAAAATATATTAAGAAAGCGCAAGAATATTGGAGAAAGCATTATAAGGGTCAGATATGGTTTATCAGTATTCCAGATAGTGATGTCAATTTTGCAGTTAAAAAATTCAGAATTGGTATTTTAAACAAGGGAATTCAGACTTGTGTTTATGATACATTCAAGTGTGACTTTTCTTCAAATGGAGACGATAACACATGGGTTTCTCTTATTAAAGACAGCCGTAAGCTTGAGGCGTTGAGTCGTAAATATCCAGGTACACAGGTTATTTGTAGCCTACAGTTGGCAATCAATAGTCTTGGTAAGTTGTTTTTGGATAGTTCTGTCTTGAGTATGAGTAAGCAGATCAAAGAGGTTTGCGACCTTATGATTCTATGTAGAGCGATGTATCAAGAAGAGTTTGATTCTAGCAGTAAGTTCTACTGCAAGCCATTTAAGACTGTACAAAATGAACAAACGGGTGAATGGGAAAATGTAGACTGGGTTCCAAAGCCAGATACAGTATATAGAGCCGTATTTATTGAAAAGAGCCGCTCGTCAGGTTCGGTCAGCTCAGATACTGGAATTGGTTATATTTTCTCATTCCAAGGACAGTGGGGATTATGGTCTGATGCAGCGAAAGCGAAATTTGCACACGGATTTATTCAGTAATTACGCTTGACAAATTAAAATGTTTATGATAATATTAACAACACGAAATTAATGTAGGAGGTGAAAGATGTGCTCAATAAAATCAAAGAACAGCTTATAGAACAACCAGAGAAATTAGTTGACTTGTTGTCAAATTTTGGCTTTGAGCACATTAATCACCGAGGAAGTGAGATCCGCTTTGCTAGAGATTGGCAAGGCGGCTCCAATATATCTATTAGATTAAAAAACAACCCATATTGCTGTGTTTCTGACTGGTCAAGAGGTATAAGCACTGATATTATAAGCTACATAATACAGGAAAAAAGTGTTCATTTCCGTGAGGTTTTACAGGCTGCAAAGAAAATTTTAAACCTTGCGGATGATTGGAGACCACAACAGAGACGTGAACTTTTTGGTGGCATTTATAGTGGATTGTTATGCCAGAATAGAGAGGTCAAACTAAAAACTTATGATGAATCAATACTAAACAAATATGAAAGATGTGGAAATTTAAGATTTTTGCGAGATGGAATTAGTTTAGATGCGCAAAAATTTTTTAATATAAGATTTTCTGTCGAAGACAATGCCATCATTTTGCCACTGCACAATGAATTTGGAGATTTAGTAGGCGTTAAGGCAAGAATCAATGGAGAACCTCAAGAAGGCGAAAGCAAATATTATTATCCTGTGCCAACACAAGTAAGCCAAACATTATATGGATATGATGCAAATTATCAATATTTATATGGCAATGATATTATTGTGGCAGAATCTGAAAAAGCAGTTGCTCAAGCGTATACTTTTGGCGTAAGGAATATCGTAGGAATTGGGTCAAGTGCTGTTAGTGAAAAACAGAGTAAGCTATTATTGCAATTACAACCAAAGAGAATTATTTTGGCATTTGATGAAGGTCTGGCATTTGAGCAAATACAAAGGAATGCAGATATAATTAAAAGTCATTGCGGTATATTCGAGGTTGAAATTTGGTACTGGGATGCTGATCAAGATTTAGATATCCCAAGTAAGTCAAGCATGACGGATTTAGGGCGAGAAAAGTTTGATGAAATTATGGGCGAACAATTGGTAAGAATATATTAATGAGGTGATTTAGTGGAAAAGAAATGGAATATACGGCACGATTGTCGTGGAATGGAAACAAATGAAATTATAGATGTTATTTTAGCAGACAGAGGTGTAGAAGATTCAATGGCGCTGCTGTATCCGAATGATGATTGTCTTGTGCCGTTTGAAAAAATGAAGAATATAGATAGAGCGGCTAAAATTATTACTAAAAATATTGAAAATGATGGTAGTTTTTTTGTGCAT